AGCGTCAGCAGTAATTGTTACATCTTCTAAAGAAATATTTAATTGTTGACCTACTAAAGCTGTATCTGGATCTACTTCAACATCTGTAGGAGCAGGCATTTCTAGTGCAGATTCTGCCGTAGCTTGACCCCAAGTTTGTTGACCCCAACCTATTATATTACCCCAACCTGGATCATAAGTTGTAGTTAATTGAACATCTACATCTGATCTAGTAGTTACATTTCCAGTTGAAGTATTTAATTGTTGACCAGTTACATCAACAAAAGACCAAATACCTTGAGCACCCCAAACTTCAGCACCCCAATAATCTCTACCCCAACCTTGTTCATTGTAAGCTGTTACTGTACCAACACCAATATTTAATTGTTGACCTGTTACTTCTGCATCTGGTGCAGGATCTAATGTTCCTAAATTTGTTGTTAATTCAATGCCTTGTGGGAAAGCATCTACAGTTATTACTTCTGTAATATTATTTAAACTAATATTTAATTGTTGACCTGATGCATTAATTTGTTGACCGATTGCAATCTCTGGAACATATGGACCGCCCCATTCTGTAGTTGTTGCATTCCATCCTAATTGACCCCAAGCTTCTTTTTGTCCTGAATCAATGGTTAATTCAAAACCTGTTAAGGTAACTGCGTTTCCACTTTCACCCCAATTTTCAACTCCCCAAGAATCAGAACCCCAACCTTGGTTAGGTACTCCTAAAGCATCTCCTTGAGAAATATTTAATTGATATCCAGTTAATTGTTCAGAAACATTTTGAACATTTCCCCAACTTCCTGAACTCCAATTTAAAGCACCCCAACCTGGGAAAGGAAATCCTGCTGCTTGACCTTGAGCAATAGAATTACTTAACCCTGTAACGGAAACCGTTGCATTGTTTTGATCACCCCAGTTACCTGCGTTCCAACTAAGTTCGCCCCAAGCATTGGCCATAGGAAGTTACCTCCTACGCGTTACCAATTCTTAGAATCGCTGCTGAAGTTGTAAATGCTGGGAACTGAATTGTAAACGTTCCTGAAGTTGCTGTCTTGTCGCTTGTAAAATCTAATACCGCAACTGCTTTATTTGCAGATGAAACATTATAAATTAAAGCACCTCTAGCTGTAATCGTCACACCAGTAAAAGACAAATTCGCAAAAGTAACCATTGCAACACCTGATGCAACTGACGTACTTGGATTTGGTTTTACTAATATTCCACCACCTGCAGAATACTGACCAGAAGCTGGAACTTCATTAGTCGTTGTATAAGCTGTAGTAGCAGAGTTTAACGTTGCAGTAGAAGAGTACAAAGCAAGTTTAAAAGTGTCACCACCAGAAAATTGAAACTTGTGAGTTCCTTCTAGTAATTCTTTTTTAAAACTATTTGCAACCGCTTGTGTTATAGCCATATTTTACTCCTTATTGTGTTTTTGGAAGTCGAGGTGAACCACTTTGGTATTCATCTCTTCTTCGTCTTCCCATTTGCTCTACGGTGAATCCCTCAAGAGCTTGCTTATATTTTCCTTCGTAGAATTGGATCATATCAGCTGGTCCTTTTAAAAACCCGTAAGCCTCTACTAAACAAGCATACAAAAGTCCGTTGGGAAATTCCTTACTTAAGTATGTTTGAGTATTACTAACCGATAATCCATTTGGTTTCAAGATATAATTTATCTGCATATTATAATTTTGATCTGGGGTTGGAGCTATGACAATAGTGTCTTCGTCCCAATAACTATAGTATTTTGGTAATCCTTGTACTCCTGTTGGATTGTACTCAGATATAAAGTTCGTGTCTCTATATTCTAGAAACGAGCGACTAGAATTATTTGCACCACCTGTAGAATTAGTAATTTGAACTGACCTAATGATCAATGTTTCATCATTGATTAATGGTGTATTTACATATCTTTGACCTGCAATAATATCAGCTTGTGCATAAGATCTATTATTATCAGAATCTACATCTCTTAAAATCCTAAATTCTGCATCAGAAATAAATCCATTGATGATAGTTGAAGTAAATACAGTTGCATCAACCTCTGTGTAATCTCTTATTTTTGTAACTAGTTCTGCGTATGTCATATTATGGTGTTAATGTCACAGGTCCTGCTGTAACAGTCATTCCTCCAAATCTTCCTGATACAGTAGGTGTACTTCCTAAATTGAAAGTATAATTATCTGTACCTGTTACTGTTATACTAAAACCATTTGAATTTTCAAATAATGTATAAGATAATCCTCCTGGACTTCCATCAACATTTCTAAATGCAACAACATTTCCTGTTGTTCTTCCGTGTGATGGTTCATAAACATTAATAGTAGAACTACCAGAAGTTATAATAAAAGGTTCTGGTTGTAATAATGGGTCAGTTTGTGGTTCTGTTCTATCTGGTCTTGCCATTCTTAAACCTTGTGGATCTGCTGTATGTGGTTTTGGTTCTAATTGTGGATGTTTAGGTTCAAATTCAGAAATATGAACTTTAGCACCATTCCATTCAGTAACCATTTCTTTGTATGGAAATTCCATACCTGAACGGTCTGAAATAAATTTTGAAAATTTTCCTGAAGCAGTATTAGACACTTGGATAATACACCTTCGGACTTATATACGAGCTGCTAGAAGAGCCGTCTTCTTGTAGCGCTCTTTGAAGTTCATCTTCATACAATAATTTTAATTCTTGCGTTCTTTGTGGTGCAAATTTTTGAGACAAATAATAAGATAATCCAGAAACCATACAAGGTACGAATCTATAAGGTACATCCGTTGCATTTGTATAAACTCCAACATCTTGAATTCTTTTTACATAATAGTAATTAATAAAATTTCCTGCTTCAGTTGAGCCAGGAGTTAAATATAAAGTTATAGTAACTTTATCTATGAATCTTTGAACAAAGTATTGTACTGGAACTCCAGTATCTGTTTTATTAGATAATGATTGATATTCAGATCTATTAATTTTAGTTAAAGGAAAATCTACTGAAGAAGAATTTCTGTAAGAAGCTTCTAAAACATCATCTACACCATAAACAGCTGTAGCGTCAGAAGTACCATCACTAGTTGATCTATACATTGTATAAACTGATTGACCATTAACTAATGTGATTGAGTTATTTGCAACTTCCCAATAATGCAAACCTCTATTTGCCCATTCTTGAAACATTATGTTTAAAGAACGTCTAGCAGATTTTAAATTAAAACCTGCATTAGGTTGCATTCCAATTCTTTCGTAAGCTTCTTCTATGATTTCATCAATAGAAAAAGTTTTATCAAAAGTTGTTGTTCCAGAAGTAGTATTAGCCATTTAGCCTCCTACTTATCGTATACGACAGTTACTTTTCCAACTAAGTCTGTTACGAAAATTCCGCTTTCAAATAATACTCCATCTTCTGGAATATTAAATGCAAAAACGTCACCTGCTGGTGCATCTACTTGAAAATAAGTAGAACCTGCTGTTCCGTTTAATAGCGTTGCAGCTGCTGCAGTTGTAGTATTAGGTGCTCCAAGAATAATTCCTCTTAATCTTGTTCTTCCTGCAAACACTAAACCTGCTGTAGTTTTCTGCGTTGCTTTAACATCTGATTTCATTTTTTTAATATCTCCTTAAGTTTAAGTGTGGGCCGAAACCCACACTTAATTAATTATTAACTTACTGTAGCACTAAATGGTGTAGCTGGTGTTGTAGTACACGCTGAAGTAACTTCAACTTTCCATTGAGTAGAGCTAATTGCTGTACAAACTATTCTTGAAAAAGTTACGCCACCTGTTGTAGTACCATTTAAAGTAATAGTATCAGATGTTGCTACTGTTTCAAATCCAACAGTATTGTCAGATGTGTCATCAATTAAGATTGCACTTCCAATCATAACATCGTTTGCGTTAGCAACTTTTACAATTAAACTTCCAGTCTTCGTAATTGAAGAAAAGATTTCAAAAGTTGACCCAATGTTACTTAAGTTGTTTAAGTCTGAACCTGGTCCTGCAACTGCAGAATCAGAGTTAGCATTGATTGCTGGTAAAGTGTAAGTTACTGCGCCTGCTGCATCATTAAGTACAATTCTTCCCGCGTGAGAAGCAACAGTTAAAGATGTGTCAGCATCAGCATTTACAATATTACCTGGACCTGTTGAGTAAAATCCATTTTTAGATATTACTGGTCCTTGGAACGTAGTGTTTGCCATATTATTATCCTCCTAGTTATTTCCACATAGTCTCTAGGCCGTCGACTATACTCGTCTATGTAGAATATTTATGTATAGTGATTAATTTATATATGAAAAAATAGAAAAGTGCAAGGAATCCCTATAGCGTTTGACTGCTTTTGTAACAAAAAGAGTTTATTCCTAATTAGCCAGCAAATAGATGGATTTCACCATCTAATGGATTTCTCTTAGGACTCTCTTGATTCTTTAAGATAGATCTAATTACTGTTTTAATCTGATCTCCAAGAACTGACATTTCCGGTGTTACTAGTCCACCATTTTGAAGAAACAACTCATTCCATTTAGATTCGAGTCTGATCTTCTGAGCGAACAACACCATATTGTCTTGAGCCATCGTTAACCTCCTCATAGGTTATATAACATTTACGTTTATCGTAAAAGATATCTGCTTCCCACACAATAGCATTTTTTCCTATTTTGTCAAGGACCACTTCTTCAATAGATTCAGTTGTATCTAAAGCTTCAGCAATGAAGTCTGTAGTGTAACCATAAGCTCGAATTTGTATTCTAAATTTCTTTCTCTGCATTCTATCACTCTACTAAAAAGAAAGGCCCCAATCAAGGGGCCTTTCAAAATAATAATACTTTAAATTAAGTATTACGCACCTGGTGATCCGAAGATACCTCTGAAGTCAGAGAAACCAAAAGAGTATCTCTCTCTTGCTTTGTATCTTACGTTACCAGTATCGAAGTCACCTTCCATAGCTGTTTTGATTGGTGATC